GATTTAAAAAAATTAATAGAAGAATTTAAAAATCAAAAATTAATAACTAATAAACAATTCGATATATTATTATCTTATGTTTTATTGTGTCTATATACTGAAATTCCTCCCAGACGTAATCAAGACTATATGGATATGTATGTTGTATCTAATTTAAAAGATTCAGGAGATAAATCAAAGAATTATTTAGACTGGACTAATAAGAACTTAATATTTAATCACTATAAGACATCTAAAAAATACGGCACTCAACAAATCAATATAAATGAATCAAAAGATTTAATTGATGCATTAACATTATATTTAAAATTTCATCCTTTAGCACCTAAAAAAGATAAGATGCCCAAAAATACTGAATTTAAATTTTTAACTAATTCTGATGGTTCAGGATTCACATCAGTTAATGCCATAACAAGAATATTAAATAAAATATTTGGTGGTAAGAAAATCGGCTCATCAATGTTAAGACATATATATTTAAGTTCTAAATATGATATTGATGAAATGAAGAAAGACGCCGAAGATATGGGACATTCATTAGGAGAACAAAAGAACTATATGAAATCTAACGTTGTTTAATTTTTAATCTTTGTTTTTTTAATTCTTCTTTATAATAAGATAATAATATCATATCGGCACGATGAGCATCTATTTGTTCGTCAATAGTAGAATTAACAAATAACCAATTATAGATTTTTGTAAATATATTCATATATTATATATATATATATAAATTATATATGAGTAAATTACAATTATTAAAGATATTATTCCCTTCCGCATTTGGATTTCCTCGTGCGGCGTTTCAACTTTCAGAAGTACGGGAAATGGTAGAGATTATAAAAAATAATGAATTAAAGGTAGAAAATAAAAAAGTAACTGTAACTTTTGATGTTAGTACTGATATAGACGGACAAAAATTTAATTTAGATGAGCATTTAAAAAAATTAGATGTAAAAAAGTGAATAAATATATTTAAACTGTGTAAAAATGTTTAGTTCTATGTAAAAAAAATATTTTTTTTACTAAAAAACATCTCAATTGGTAAGATTTTTACCGCCCCTAAATGTTTTTGTTAAAAAACATATATATTTAGATTTTTACATAAATAAAAATCTTTAGTTAATATATATATAAATGGAAAATACTGAAAAATTATTATATATTATTTGGGATTCTAAAACCAAATCTTTATTATCTATTTTTGATGATGAAAAACAACAATTAAAATATTTAAGAAATCTTATAAGAGAAGATATACATATAGAAAAATTTAATTTAAAAAAACAAATTTTAGAAATAGATAATAAAGATGAAGCTCAAAGATTAGAAATGAATATAATACAATTAGAACACCAAGAAAAATTAAATAATTTAAGACACTATATTAGAGATGATAAGGTAATTCAAAGATATTTTACATATATGAAACCTATGAATGATAGTAAGATAAAAATCTTTTTTAATTAAATAAAATCTATTCTAATTATATGAATAACTTTTATTTAAGAAAATCACAATCAAAAAAGTCAAAGTACGATGCCATATTTTTTGACGATGAAGGATACTATAAAATAGTTTCATTTGGAGGAATGCGGCCAAATGGTGAGCCGTACGATGATTATACTATTACAAATGATGATAAACAAAAAGATTTATATATTAAGAGACATCAAAAAAGAGAAAATTTTGATGACTATATGACACGAGGTGCATTGAGCCGTTGGGTGCTATGGAATCGGAAGACGTTAAAAAAAAGTATTATGGATTTTGCTAGACGATTCAAATTAAATTATTATGGTATATTATAATTAAAAATATAAGGATATATCATAGTTTAAATGTTTATTTGCACGTTTTTCATTCTGTATTTTTATTTTTGCTTCCCATTGTCTTATCTGCTCTAACCACTTATTATTAATATGATATTTGTACATATTAATAATAATATATTTTTTTTATATATTGTATTTATCTGCGATATGTTTATCCGCTTTTCCATAAGTTGATTTTCTTTTCATAACGAAACTATAGACCCTGGCAAAAGCCCATTCACTTGCCGATTTTACGTGAGGCCTCACGCTTGAGGGATTCGAAAAATACGCTCCTTGGCCTTTAAAAAATACTTCCTTTAATGCCTCAAATGGCATACCTGATAGATGAGCGATTTCTTCTAAACTTAATGGTTGATTTGGATTTATATTATGTAATTTTTTAAATATTTTGGAATTAATTACTGGCATTATATAATTACAATATATTTTATTTATATATAATATATATGTTAAATAATTTTTTAGTTGGTGATGGATTAAATGCTCCTTTTGGTAGAACAGGTGGTAAGAAACTATTAAAGAAAAAAATAGTAGATAAATATTTTCCTAAAAATTATGAAGATCTAATTTATGTTGAACCATTTATTGGTGCGGGAAGTGTTTTTTTTTATAAGAATCCATCAATAAAAGAAATTATTAATGATTTAGACAAAAATATTTATATACTTTTTAAGGGATTTCAAAAATACGATGGTAATAAGATAAGTAATGATATAAATGGTTTTTGGACTAAAGAGGATTTTAATAAAACATTAAATAGTAATCCAAAAAAACCATATAATATTTTTATTAAAACATTATTATTAGTAAAGCAATCTTTTTTTAATAATTTTATATCATATGATAAACCAAGCAATAGTAAAGGGATTAGTACTAATTATAAAAATAAAATAAGTGAGAGATTAAAAAATACAATTATTTTAAATAAAGATTATAAAAAATTAATAGATAAATATGATAGTCCAAATACTTTTTTTTATTTAGATCCACCATATGAAAATTCAACTAATTTATATGAACACGATACATTACCTATAGAAGATATTTTTAATAGTTTAAAAAACATTAAAGGATATTTTTTATTATCATATAATGATAGTAAAAAGGCTAAAGAATTATTCAAGGATTTTAAAATATCATATATTAAAACTAAATATGTAATTCCAACAGTAGGTGGTCATACCAGAATCAAAAAAGAAATGTTAATAAGAAATTATACCTGATTAAATAAATCTTTAATTATTTATTTTTATTTTTTAAATAATATTCTTTATTATATTGTTTAATCTTTTCTTTATTTTCTTCATAATGTTTATGTCTATATTCAGCATATTTTATTTTATTAATTTCTTTCCATTTTTTATTATATTCAATTAAATAATCAGATGTACATTTATTAACTTTTTTATTTTCTTTTGATTCTTTTTTTTCTATTAATTGTGGTATTATTTTATTATATCTTTTTCTTTTTGGTTTTAATTTTATCCATAATAATGGATCATATTCCCGAATATCGTCCATATATTAAGTAAATATTTTTTTTTATATTTTGTAATTAATCTATAAAATAATTTTCTACTATTTCATCATAATATAATTTTTCTATTAATTTCTGTTTTATTTTAATATAATTTAATTTTATCTTCATTACTGATGATTTCTTTTTTTCTATTTCTTCTTCTGTAAAAATTTCACTATCTGATGTCAAAAATCGTGAGAAAGCATTTAATGACATATCAGTCTTTTTATTTCTTGTAATTTCTATCCAGTTATTAAAATCATCATAAAAATCGGCTATTGGTTTATATTGATTATCTACTTTTTTAGTTTTGATATTAGATATTAACCACTTAATAGGTGATGGGGCATTTATACGTTTTAATTCTATGTAGGTCTTATTTAATGGTCTATTTAATTGAAATTGGATTGGGTCTTCATAAGTTTGTACATTCATTAAGTATTTAAAAAAGCAAGCAATAGCAATATTATCATCAAAAGCATCAGAAAGTTTCTTAAAATAAAGTTCATCGCCTCTTTTTTTGGTACTGACATCATAAGCGAAAAAACGACGATCATTATTATCTATTGGGATAGGATTTTCATTATTTGAACAAAATATATATCTTGAATAATCATTAATAGTATATTTGGATACAAATTTTCTATTAACTGTCGTTTTACATTGTGTAATTATACTTTTTAATCTATCAAAGTTTTCAAAGTTTGATTTACCTTGAGCTTCTTCAATACATACTAATAATTTATTTTCTAAATGTTCATTGAAGCTGCTATATAATTCATTATTTGTACCTATAGTTAAATAATATTTTTCACCTAGTATTTTTTGGCCAAAATTATCAAAGAATAAGTTTTTACCTGTGCCTCCACCTGTATTTAAGAATTGACCTTTGTCTCTGAATAATGGCGTTACACCTTCTTTTATATAAGGTTTTTGAACTATATGTGCCAAAAATTTGATAAAATAATCAGGGTCATTATTGGTCAGGATTTTAATATGTTTTATAAATACTTCACTCTTCTTTTCAATTTGTTCTAAAGTATAATCTTTTATCAATGGTAAGTGTTGCTCGGCCTCGAATCCATCAAAAAGATTAAAAGTATTATCTGGGCATCCATCTAAATTTGGTATGAAATCTACAAACTTAAAATGCCCCTTATCCTCTATCCATCTATTATAAAAATCCGTTTTTATCTTCTTCCCTTTTTCTTCATTATATATTTCTATTTTGTATGGTTTTAGCTCTAATTTAATCTCATTCTCTTTTAAGATATGGAAGCCTTTACGATTATTTAATCTTTTGTAAAAGTTAGATCCAATAATAATATATTCTTTTTCAATTTCTTTTTTCATTTTTTCATATTCGCCATCATCTGCGGTGATTAGTTCAGTAAATTTTTCTTTATTGTCTTGTTTGAGCCAAAAATATAAAGTATTTAAATTTATATCGTATTTATTAGCATCAATTGAATTATAATAATTATAAGGTTCATTCTCTTTGTATTTGGGCGATTTTCTTGAATATTCATTAAATATATCTCCATTAATTTTACATCTTTTTAATATTATACCTAAATGAATCCAATCGCTAAAATTATCAAATCTTTTTACATCTAAATGATCCAATATTATTCTTAATTTAGATTCATCGATTGTATTATTTATTTTTAATGTTTTTAGTTCTTTGTTGGTATCTCTAATAGTTTCTTTTGTTTTTAATAGTTTTTCATCTTTTATTTCAAATAATGAATAATAATAATTTAATATTTCATCTGTTATAGGATTAATATCTTGGTTTTCTGTTGGTACTGTGATAAATTCGTATTTATATCTATTATTTTTATAGGTATAATTAGAGGGTTCAACATATAATAATGCATTATCATTTCTTACATCTAATTTTAATTTTTCATTAGTTGCTGTGCGTAGTTTATCTGTATATTTAAATAAATAATGAAATCCTTTTTTAGTTCTTTGTATTAGATTGCATTGTTTTTCGCATAATTCCATTAATTTTTTATTTGTTTCTAATGTTGGGTCGTCAATATCGATAGCGGTGATGCCGCTTTTACTACCTGTTAATAAGGCCTGGCCGTTTGTATCTTTGTCAAATTTTGGTGTATCTTTCCATTTTATAAATGGATGTTTGGGAGTTTTATGTTTAAAGTTTTTATTTAATTTTCCATTATCTTCATACGGTTCAAAAGTTCCTGATGTTAAAGTAAAGTTGAATCTATTATAAACTTCGTAAATATCTGACATTTTATATATATAATATATATATAAAATATTTTCTTAAGTCATTTTTATTATTTTTTAAGTATTTTTATTTAAACTAAATTATTTTCTTTATTTAAGCTAAATCTTCTGTAAGATCAAGTAATATTAAACAATTTGCATATTTATCAGTAGGTGGAATATCATAAAACCATTTATAGTTAGTTGATTTTTCAATTTGTTTTTTTAATTGTTTTATATTTATAGTTTCTTTATTGTGATATACTTTAAAATAAGATATATCGCCTTCATCAATTACTTCATAGTGAAGAGCCTTTTTTATTTTTTTAGCTATATCAATCAAATATAAATGCTTTAATTTTTTGGAGTTCATTTTTATATAATATATATATTTTTATTTTTTTAAGTCATTTTTATTAGTTTTTAAGTATTTTCGGGCACTAGAGTATTTTCTACAATTGTTAATGTATTATCTTTGAATTCTATTTTTAGGCCAACTTTTTGAGCATTTTCGATCAACAATTGTGTCAAATCTTTCATAGTTTGATCACCTGCTTTCTTTATATGCTTTTGAGTTTTAATATGGTGATTTTTATTAAAGATTTTATACTTTCCCCCACATACGTCACATACTTTTTTATCATCTTTGTGTGATAAATAGTACTCTTTGTTATATTCTAATACCTTTTGTTTTCTTTCTTCGATTTTGTCCATTTTTTCTATATTATATATTAATATAATTATTTTTTTAAGTCATTTTTATTATAATTAAAGTATTTTTAGTAGTATTTATTATAGAAACTTTAAATAATTTGTCTTTTTTGAAAATATTTATTTTTAGACCATTTATTGATCAGAGACTATATTAAAAATGATAATTTCGCACCATAATTACAAAAAAAATGGGAGGATTTCATTTTTTTTATTCAATATTTTTAGGAATTTTTTTTTTTATTTATAATATTACTCTTTTATTTTTTCTCTTTCAAAAATTCAATAAAAAAAAAGTAAAATCCTCCCATTTTTTTTAAGTTTATGATGATAAAAATAAAAATATAATAAATTATCTTATTATAAGTTGGTCTAAAAAAAATATTTTCAAAAAAAGACAACTTTTAAGTCATTTTTAGTATTTTAAGTATTTTTTACCCCTGTTTTATTAGCGTTTTAGTATTTTTTGGCATTTAGTGCCGTAATTAAATTAATTACAAATTTTAAGTATTATTAATTATAATTTTAGTATTTAAAATTATATTTAAGTATTTTTTTAATCACATTTATTATTTTTTAAGTCATTTTTCTCCATTTTCAAAAGAATTAATTTTTTCTTTTGTTCTTTAAGTAGTTGTCTAATTAATTCATCACAAGGGCAATTATTAGGCGTACATAAAGTTTTATGCTCTACTTTTGGTATAAAACATAAACTTTTATTAATAATTCTTTTAATTCTTAACATTTTATTATATACTATATATGAATATTTTCTTAAATTATTTCACATCAATTTTTAGACCATTTATATTTTCTAAAATCTTAAATTTAGACGATAAAAAACATTTTAAAAGCTTTCTGTTGGTTTTATTTTAATTTTTATATTTGATTCTATATTTTGTATAGGATCTTTATATATATTTACAGGATCTATACCATTTGCGATGATAGGATGTGCGATATTATCATTTTTAAATTGGTGTTTATATAATTTTATAATATTTTCTGGTACATCTGGAGCGACTTCTGATATTCTTTGCAGTTTTTCACGTATATCTCTTAATAATTTTTCAGGGTCTGTTCTTTGTGCTATTGGTAATGATAGTTCTACTTCTAAATTCTTATAAATTTTCATATATAATTGTGCTACTACTCTATGGCCTTCTGCTTTTGCTGAATACCTATAATAGGATGTTAAGGTCGATAAAATGCCCGTGAAAACTGATAGGCCGCCTAACACTAAAGGCGGCACAAGCCCACCAGTTGCCGATAAAAAGCCCGTTAATGTTTGTAATATAATTGACGGAATAGTTATATAATCATTATTTTTAGATTGATATATAGAACTTTTATTATGTAACCAGAACAGACTTTCTGCTTGTTCTGCTTCTTTTTTCAGCACCATTTCAAAACCATCATTCCATTCAGTATTTTTTTTATCTATTGAATCAGAGTTCATATATTAGAATAATAAAATTATATTGATTTATTATATTTATATAATATATGGAAACATTAACTGAAATAAAAGAAACTCCTCTATCAAATGAAGACATTAATATAATGTTAAATGGTACAAAAATATTTAAATATCCTGATTTAGAAGATATGAATAGTATAGATGAAATATTTGATGATCAAGGGCGTGCTGTGATGTTATTTTTAACAAAAAATGAAAATACGGGTCATTGGATAGCATTACATAAAAAAGAAGATACGATTTATTATTTTGACCCTTATGGATATGATGTAGATGAAGAAAAAGATTTTATACCTGATTATAAATTAGAAGAATTAAATCAAGAACAACCTTTTTTAATGAGATTATTAAATAAATCCAAATATAAAGTCTATTCTAATCAATATGCATTCCAAAATAGAAATGCTAAAAATGTAAATACCTGTGGGCGGCATTGTGTAGTTAGACTTATATATAAAAATTTAGATTTAGATGATTATTTAGATATGATTAAATCAAGTGGATATACTCCCGATAATTATGTTTCTAAATTAACATATAAAATTATTCAAAAGTAAAAATATATTTCTATAATATATATATATAATGTATTCATCAAGTTTTTTGCCTAAAGGTACTTATGACGAGTATGGTGATCCTGCTTTAGTTTATTATAATATTGATCTAATTCATAGTAATACTAACTCAAATCAATCATTAGTTCCTGTTTTATTAGATTCTAATTATAATCCACCCGCAAGATTTACAGAAGTTAGAACTACACCTATTGTAAATAATGCCTCTAATTTTGAAATGGCTATTATTAGTGCTGATCTAAACGGTGCTACAAAAAGATTGCCCTTATTTATTCCTATGATTGATACAA